CATCATTCTTAGATTTAAAACTGTTTTAAATCATTATAATTATCAATATTATACAATAAAAATCAATTTTTTTTATAAATATTAGTTTTTCCTTGTTTTTATAATTAATATATTTTAATTAATTATTATTATTATTAATATATATTTTATTATTTAATTTATAAATAATTAATTAAAAAAATAAAAAAAAAATTTGAATAGTTTATATATAAAATATTATTTTATATATTTATCTTCCATTTCCATTAGTATCATTTGTCCAATCATTGTTTGGATTTTTTTTACCGTTTTTATCTTTATTTTTATTATTATTTAAACCCATCATTCTTAGATTTAAAACTGTTTTAAATCATTATAATTATCAATATTATACAATAAAAATCAATTTTTTTTATAAATATTAGTTTTTCCTTGTTTTTATAATTAATATATTTTAATTAATTATTGTTAATTACATTTCAGTTCTCATTTCATTTTCAGGTGTCATTTGTTGTTGTTGTTCTTGCATCATTTGTTGTTCTTGCATCATTTGTTGTTCTTGCATCATTTGTTGTTGCATTTCAGGTGTCATTTGTTGTTGTTCCATTTCTTGGTGAGATTGACAAACATCTGTATCCACATTACACATACCATTATTCATAGGCATTTCCATTTGTGTTTGCATATCCATATCCATATCCATACCAGGAACTTGAAATTGCTGTTCTTCATGCTTTTTAAACATTTGTGGTTTAAACATATACATTCCAACAATAATAACTAAAGCAATAACTGCTACAATAACCATTTGTGTGTTATTTGAAATAAATTCAGTAATAAACTCTAACATGTTTAGCTTTAGTTTTAATTAAATAGTAATTGTTTATTAAAATTTAATTATTTTTTATTTTATTGATAATAACCGAATTAAATAAAAATACTAAAAAATATAAAAATTATAAAACTTATTTAATCCATAACATAACCATATTTAGATAAAAGTTCATTAATATCATCATCCGTCATTATATATTCAAGTTTAGGTTTAGTGTGTTCTGGAGTATATTCTATTTCAACAAATCTTTTGTTAATAATTTAGTAGTTAATAATGATGTAGTTTCAGTAATAGACCAAACTAATGATTTGTTAGTTTGTATATTAGGATATAATGGGCTTATCCTCTAATAAATAAGTGTAGTTTGTTTTTTACACACTAGATAATTCTATAGTTTAAATATACATTTACATATTGGAGTAAAACTTCAATAAAGGTTCATTTGTATAAAAATACTATAGAAACTCTTAATCATTAAGAAACAGAAGTGCTACAAAAATTATTTAATAATCAAGAAGCACAATTTATCCCTGATTTTATTAGTTTATTTCTACAGTTTTCAGGTAAAGATATTTATATTCATCATGTAGTTATTTTATTTGATACACAATAAAGAATCACTAGAACTAGAAGCCTTAAATATTAAATATGAAAAACATATTTCAAACTTTGAAAGTTTAGTATATTTAGATTGTTTAAAATTAGGGTTGCAAATTATTATTCGTGAGTTTTATAAATTTTAAATTTTAAATTTTAATTATATATATAAAATATATTATTAAATTTTAATTATATATATATATATTAATATACTAATATAATAAATTTTTTATAATGACAAGATCAACAATAAAAAAAACAACAATAAAAAAAACAAAAAAATCAAAAAATCAATTAAATAATATATTTAATTTAAATAATTTATTTAATAATGAAAATTCTAAAGCATTAAAATTATCAAAAACCTCAAAAACCTCAAAAACCTCAAAAACCTCAAAAACATCAAAAACCTCAAAAACCTCAAAATTCCAAAAATTTTCAAAACAACATAATTTAAATAATTATAATAAAGATAAAAAATTACTTTATAAAATAGTTAGTAATATGTATAGTTTAGATAATCCAATAAATTATCATCTTATTAATTATAATTATAATGAAACAAAATTATTAGTAAAAAAAGGATTAGATAATTTTAAATTATGTAAGTCTTATAATTTTGATATATTAAATGAAGATTATAATAAAATAGAGAGTGTAAAAAATACTACACATTCATTAAAATATGAAATTAATTTACCAACAAATGAAAAAGGATTTAGTGCAAATGCAAAAGAAATTAGTGTAAATGAAAAAGAAGTTAGGTCAATAGAAGCAGATTTTACTAGAGGTGTAAATACATATATTAATATAAATTATAAAAATTTACCAATAAAATTTTCAAATGCGTTTTGTAAATTATGGGAAATATTAGAAGTTTTTGATGATATTGTTCCAAGATATAATATAAATAAAGTTCAACATCATCAAAAACCATACCAACACCAGAAATCATACCAACCACAAAAATTTAAAGTTTTTCATATTGCTGAAGCACCTGGTAATATGATAGAAGGATTAAAATATTTTACAAAAAAAAAGAGGAAAAATATAAATTTAAATCATTATGATTGGATAGCTAATAGTCTTAATCCTAATAGTTTAAAAAATCAAGAAATATATGGTAAAGGTAAAATATTTAAAGATGACTATAAATTAATAAAAAATAATCCAAATAAATGGTTATGGGGTGAAGATGATACGGGTGATATTACTAATACTACAAATATAAAATGGTTTAGAGAGTATATAAATAATAAATGGTTAAAAAATAAAGATGATAAACTTGATTTAATTTGTGGTGATGGAGGTTTAGGAACAGATAATGATCCTTTTTTATTACATAAATTAGATTTAGCACAGGTAATAATGGTATTAGCGTGTAGTAGTATAGGAGGTTCATGTATTATAAAACATTTTACACCTTATATATATACTAGTCATGAAACAAAAAATTCTACAAGTTTTTTTATAGGTTTCTTATATCTTTATTTTATTACATTCGAAAAAGTAAATTTATTTAAACCTTATACAAGTAATCCTGATAGTGGTGAATTTTATGTTATAGGTACAGGATTTAAAGGTATTAATGAAAAACATTTAACTAATTTATATTCTATTCTAGATAACTTTAAATTAAATGATGGTCTTATAAAAGAAAATAATATTCCAGAAACATTTACAATACAAATAATAAATTTTTTGAAAAAAATTAATAAATTAAATATAAATACTACAAAAAAATATAATTTATTATTAACTTGTTATAAAGAAATAAATTATAAAGAAAACGAAAATAAAAAAATAAAAAAAAATAGTAAAAATAAATATAGTAAAAAAAGTAAAGAGCAATTAACATCTTATAATTTATCAAATATTTATAAATTATCAAATAAATTATTTGATTGTAATTTAATATTTAATAAAGATTTTAAAAATAATGTATTAGTCCCTAGATATAAAAAATGGATAGAATTATATCATTTTGAGTAAAAGTATTAATATTTATAATAAATATTATCCATAAATTTAATACTTGTTAAATAAATTAAATAAATTAATAACAATATTAATATAATTATGATAATAGGATATATTTTAGTCATTAGTGAATTTTGTTGTTTATAATTATCCACTATTTCTAAATTAAGTTTAAGTTGTTCATCAAGAGTTTGATATTTATCTTGTTTATTAGAAATGTAAGCCACATCTTCATTTATTTTTTCATAATTATCTTGTTGTCTTCCCATAATAAGATTATTTTGTTGTATTCTTTCTTTTGCTTTGTTAATTTCATTTTTGATATCTAATAGAAATCTATTATAATCACTAGTAAATTCTTCAAGTTTTTTATTAATATCAATTAATTTATTTTTTATCTTATTAACTTCTGTTTCTATCACGTATAAATAATTATGTTTCTCTTCAGCAATTTGAGAAAGATAGGTATTGATTTGTTGCTGTGTTAAATTAACACCATTGGGTTTAGGTAAATTATTAATTAATACATTACGTAGTGATCTAAAGATAGTGCTACTTTCATTAATAGAACGAACACGATTACCATAATATAATGATGTTTTATCAAATAATTTTCTATCATAATTTAATCTCTCTTTCATATATTGTTCAATTTCTTCGTAATTATCTCTAATTGAGTTTTGTAATGCTGAAAATCCTTTGTTCATATTTTCTAAAGCAATTTTATCATTATTTAAATTTTTAAGACTCGTTAGTATATTTTCTTTTGTAACACTATATTCAACACCAGTATATTCTCCATATTTATTATTTACTTGTGTTTCTTTTTTAGCAATCATTAACCATTGTACGCTTTCGTTTTTACCATAAATAAGTTTTAATGGTTCTTCAACATTTTTAAAACTTAAATAAAAATTAGTATAGTGTATTGATTCAAATAACACTTTGTTATTCAATATACTAACAGTCCAAGAAGCCATTGTTCCTATACTAGTACCTGTAAAACTGACTCCCCATTCAGTATTTGCTATTAAATATTTACCATAAGGAGACATAATTGAATAGACATTATTATTTTGAGGTATTAATGTAAAATAAAATTCATCTTGATTTAATGTTGAATCATTAATATCTCTTTTAAAATACAATTCATTATTAGTATCACACGCCATATAATCACTGTTGTTTGTAACTAACATTACAGTATTTGTATTTTCATTTGATAATTTAGGAGTTAATTTTTTAGAACGGGTATTATATAATGAAAAATTATGTTCCATACCAGTAGAAGGAGTTTTAAATTCTTTAGGTAAAACACCAGTTGTGCCATCTTTAAATGTAGCAACACAATCGTCAAATTGTTCTGGAGTTAATAAACCTTCACTTCGCATTTTACTACACCAATTAATAGTTTTTGTTTTAACATCGTGAAAATTTGTAAAATCTTCAATCATTTTTTCTTTATTCATTTTTATTAATATATAGTTTTTATTAATATATATATTATTTTTCTTTTTATTTTATTTATTTTATTTATGTTATTTAATATATAAATAGGTTATATTTTAATAATTTATTTAATTAAACTAAAAAAAATTTAAATAATTAAAATTAAATAATTTTACTAATAAATTATAGTTTTAAGACGATGCTCGGTGAAATATTTTTGTTCTTTATCTTTAATATGTTGATGAACACACCATTGTGTTAAATATTTAATAATATAATATTTACTTTTTTTAGGAATATCATTTGAATAGTCTTCAAATCTATTCCAAATTTTATTATATTGTGTTTTAATTATTTTAATAGTTTCTTTTTCAATAGGATTTTCAATTTGTATAAGTCGTCCTTCAATTTTAATACGTTTATAACCATATGGAACTCGTCCTGCTATATATTTACCTTCATTTTTTAAACGATTAATAGTGCCTTTAATTTTTTCACTAGTATCATTACTGTATTTTTCAGCAGTTTGTAATTCTTGTTGAATAGAACTTTTAGTCATAGCACTAATACGTTTATTATAAATAACTTCATTATTTACAAAATGAACATCAATATTTTTTTCTTGCATTGTATTAAGAAATAGAAGACCACTAAATAAATGACGGGTTAGTCTATCTGGTGAATAAATAAGTAAATTTGTATCATTATCAATATAATCTTTCCAAAATCCAATCTCACCATTTTCTAAGTTTTTACCGTTTCTTCCACTAACACCATCATCAATATAAACACCTTTTAATATTAAATATTTTTCTTTAGCATACTTTAAACATGCTGTCATTTGAGTATTAATACTAATACGATTTTGATTACTACATCTAACATAAATACTAGCATATCCTTTTATAGTATTTTTATGAATATTTATATTATGTTTATGAATAATTTTTCCTGTGTTTAAAGTATAATCATTTATATCTTTCGCTTCACGCTCTTTATCTTCACCTGTAAGTGTTATTGTTTTATATTTTTCATTAGGAAAATTAATAGCATCAAAATGTGCTTCATTATCTATTAATGGTTCAATATATTTAATAACATTGCTATTATCTTTAGAAGGTTTAAATGAAGTATCTTTTTTAGGTTTAGCTGGATTATCTTGTTGATTTAAAGCAACATTACCCATAAAATTAGCAATAATATTATCGTCATTTTCAATAATATTATTAATACCATTACCATTACCATTACCATTATCAATTGGACTACCTTGTATAATAGGTTGTTGTTTCTGTTGCTGTTTCTGTTGCTGTTGCTGTTGCTGTTGCTGTTGCTGTTGCTGTTGCTGTTGCTGTTGCTGTTGCTGTTGCTGTTGCTGTTGCTGTTGTAACATAATAAAAGGATTTTGACCAGCATTCATAAATTGAGGTTGTTGATATTGTTGTTGAACCATATGAAAATTCATCATATTTTGAGGTTGATTCATAACAATAAACGGGTTGTGTTGTATTTGTTGTTGATTAGCAGGCATCATCATCACAGGAATATAGTGTCCTTGATTATTAATAATAAATTGTTGTTGAGGCATACCTTGATATACTTGATTACCTTGATTATCTTGTTGTGTCATATTTTGTAATGTATTATAAATAGGATTCATTTTATTAATTTAACGAATTTATGAATTTACACAATAGTTATATTTTAATTATAATATTAAATAATAAAAATCAATTTTTTTATTATAAATAAATCAATTTTTTAAGTATAAACATAAATTTTAAAAAGTTATTTAATTAAAATTAATAAAATTATATAAAATGAATGAAATAATCACGTCAGGGGCATTACAAGGATTAAAGTCTTTATTTCAGAAAAAAACAGAACATAATGTAATAATAGACCCATTTAGTTGTTTAATTAAATTATCACTCTTGCGTTTTCTTGATGCTGGAACAAAAATAAGTATTCATAATAATAGTATTCATTTTAATTCACCAACGTATGTTCAAGGAATTATAAGGTTTATGTATGGTGATAATAGAGAACATTTACATAATTTGTATATACCTATACAAAAAAGTGTTGAATGGTATTGGAATGATAAAAATAATGATATGACATATATTTTCAATAATGCTGTCGTAGGTTTAAAAATGTTAAAAAATGCTTATAGTGAATATGCTACAATTCAACATACTCTAGATTACTATATTATTAGATTAATGCAAAAAAATCCTATATTAATAGCAAAAATGTGTATTAATTCATTAGATATTGATACATTAACAAATGAGTTATTAAATGATAATGAAGTGAATAATACTATAGCAACAAATGATACAAATACAATTAATAATATTAATAATATTAATAATAATAATAATAATACTAATAATACATCATATGATACTAATACATCAATTAATAATACAAATACTTCTAATAAAAATAAACATAAAAATAAACAAAGAAATGAAACTAATGAAAATAATCGTATAGATACTATTAATACTAATACAATAGATACTATTAATACTAATACAATAGATACTAAAGAAGAAATAAAAAAAGAAAACTATCAAGAACCTACAAAAGAAACGATTAATATTAATAAATTAAAAGACATACATAAATTTTTATATGGATTATGGAATGAACGTGAAATTAATATTGTAATAAATTTATATAAAGAATTAGAAAGTAAGCAACATACAGAAGAAAAAACAAAAATGTATGATAACTTAATGAATTATTGCTCTATGAAAGAAACTAAATTAAACAAATATATAGAACAAATTAGTAGTGTTTTATAGTTAAATTTGTAATAGGTTAATTTATAATCGGTTAATTTTATAAATTACTTTATAATTTAATAATATATCTAAAGATATTTTTCTTATCTTTTTTCTAAAAAGATAATGGATACTCTAGCAACACTATTAAATAAATCTCTTGAAAATATAAATAAATTAAATGATGAAATGAATAAATTAAAAGCTTCTCATATTGCTTTGATGAATAAATATATTACTTCTTGTCAAACTATAGCTACATTAGAAAAAAAAATAAATACGATTGAAACTAGAATTGACCCATTAATAGCAATAGATAAAGTAGAATTAGAAAATGTAATGATTAAATTATGTAGAGAAAATCCTAATAATCTTGGTCCAAAAGGTCCTATAGGAGATAAAGGTCCTATAGGTAATACAGGATATACTGGTCCAACAGGTATAATAGGTAAAAATGGATTACAAGGAAATATTGGTCCATCAGGAAATAATGGTGAAAAAGGAGAAAAAGGTGATAAAGGTGAACTAGGTAGTCAAGGTCCTATTGGTATTCAAGGACCTATTGGAGAACAAGGAGCAACTGGTACAACAGGAAATAAAGGACGTAATGGTGAAATGGGATTAACTGGTAATGAAGGACCAATTGGTAAGCAAGGACCAACTGGTGATAAAGGCGATAAAGGTGAAAAAGGAGAAGAAGGTGATAAAGGTCTCATAGGTCCTGATGGAAAATCAGGAGGTCAAGGTGCACGTGGTATAGAAGGTGTAAGAGGTAAAACAGGAAAGACGGAATGTAATTGTAAGTGTAAGTAATAAAATTAAATATCTATCTAAATAGATTAACCATAACCAGGTGTAAGAAGACTTGAATTTAATGGTGTATAATAATTGGCAACACATTGAGCACCATTGCCTTCTTTACAAGTAGGTGGTGTTTTATAAAGCCAGTTGGCTAATCCTTCTTGATTATTAGGATAAGTAGTAGAAGGCATTGTATAAAATTGACGGCGCCCACTATTGTGATTGTATATATCACTTATATCTTTAATACAATATTTATTGTATTCTTCTTCTATTTTCTCTTGATTATCAGGATTAATAGGGTCGCAAGAGTGGTCTTTCGTTCTACTATCATAAACTAAAGCATTCATAAATGGATTATTGGTTGATGGTTTAGAACAGGTTTTAATATTTAATACATTTTGAAAATCTTCTCCCGACATAGTTTTTAAATCTAAACCTTTTTTACGTAAATCTTCATCACTTAAACCTAATGTTTTTTGTAATTTTTTTAATTCTTCTTTTGTAAAATTAGTTTGTGAATTTGTATTTAATTTATTAACATTATTTTTTAAATTAGTTAATGTTGAATGAGGGCCTTTTTGTGCTAATATATTTTCAACGTGTTCTAAACGGAAAATATATAATAAATAAGTCATTAACATTGTAATAATAGGTATATATAAATACAAATAATTAGAATAAAAAAGACCTAATATAAGACCCAAATAGATACTTAAACGAACAAGGGAATTAATTTTTTCAGGATAAGTCATTGATTGTTCTGGAACTATCTTTAAGGTATAATCTAAATTAAAAATTGTATTTGGTAAATCTTGGAACCAATAATTTTCGTGTATAACACTATTATGTTTATAATTTACATTTTTATTACTCATTTTTGTTAATTATTAATATAAAGTTATACAATTATAAAGTTATAAATTTATTATTTTATTATTTTATTATATAAATTTAAATCACTATTAATAAGTATTTAGATTTTTTATTATTTATTAATTCTATTTTAAATATATATTTATTTTCATAATATAATTAGTTTTATAAATAAAAAAACTATTTACTATGGATTTAATAACTTTAACATTAAATAAAAATCATTTATGGACTGGAATATCATTTATAGGATTAGGAACATTTACATATTTAACAAATCGTTATTTAACTAATACTAAAGAAACAACAAACCAAAGTTATTATAAAACTTGTGAAGTCATTAAAGGAATACCAAATTTAACTATTTTAAATAATACCAATAATAATAATAATATCAATAGTAATAATAACACTACTAATAATATAACTTACATATTTTGGAATGGCGATATGAATTCAACTTATATTTTATTAGATTTATTATTACAAGATACAATAATACAACCTTTATATATAGAAAGATATACAATTATTAAAGCATTAGAAAAAGATACTCTAGAGACTATTTTAAAAAATGAAAATAATAATAATAATAATAATAATACTAATACTAAGAATAATACTAATACTAAGAATAATACTAATAATACTAATAATATTAATAATTGTAATAAAAACAATAATGGTATTCAAAGTAATAGTAATAAAAAATATGAATCTTATTTGAAAAATATAGTATTATTAAAAAAAACACAAGATTATGAATTAAAACAACTTGAGGTTTTAAGATTAATGATAGTAATTAAATATCCCGAATTTAAAAATAATTTTTTACCAACAACTTATATTACATCTATTGCTAAAGATTTAGAAATGACATCACATTTTTTTAATACAATAAAAGAAATTAAACCATTGTATTGTGATGGTATTGATTTTATAGAACAGGTATTGAGATATATAAAGTATTTTGGATACATTAAAAATAAAAATGAAAATAATAAAAATAATAATGCAAATAATAATGTTTCTAGAATTATATTATGTTGTAATAAAGATTATAAAAATTATGATTTAATATTAAAATTAAATAATAAAAATACAAATAATATAGTATTCATTGATATGCCATTAAAAGAAATTGATAATATTATATTAAAACAAAGATGTAATAGTTTTTTTTCTAATGACATTATGATGTATTTTTTAAGTAAGTAATAAATTATTTTTTAAAACAATGACACCTGCTCTCATACTCATTAAACCATTATAACTTACTGGGTGAAATCTAACATATCTTGCTTGTATTAGAAAATCAAATGTTACTACTACTTCTGTATTCCTATCTGTATTTCCTGTAAAAATGTGAGCACTATTTATATCTTGTGATGTTCCTGTACCTGTAATAAAATAATAAGCTCTACCATTTTTAGAAGTCGATACTTTATATGTTTTTACCCATCCACTAAATCTTTTATCTCCTTGTGTTACTGTTCCTTTTATATATTTATTAGAATCTAAATCTATAGTAATATATTGTTCTATTGTTTGTGTTTGCGGGGTCCAAGAGTTATCAGAATATAACATAGAATTGTCACTGCCACCTGTAATCGAAGAATAGGTGCGCTTATCATTAGGAGGATTTAGTAATTGCTCGGTCGCATTAGCGAAATTTATTGTAGTGGTTGGTGCACTGGTGGTGGTTGGAGCACTAGTAGTTGGTGCACTGGTGGTAGTTGTATAAATACTAGTACTTGGTGCACTGGTGGTAGTTGTATAAATACTAGTACTTGGTGCACTGGTGGTAGTTGTATAAATACTAGTACTTGGTGCACTGGTGGTGGTTGGAGCACTAGTAGTACTTGGTGCACTGGTGGTGGTTGGAGCACTAGTAGTTGGTGCGCTGGTGGTAGTTGTATACATAGTAGTTGTTGGTGCACTACTGGTGGTAGTTGTATAAATACTAGTACTTGGTGCTTTGGTGCTTGTAGTTGCCATAGTAGTTGGTGCACTGGTGGTAGTTGTATAAATACTAGTACTTGGTGCTTTGGTGGTAGTTGTATACATACTAGTACTTGGTGCACTGGTGGTAGTTGTATAAATACTAGTACTTGGTGCACTGGTGGTAGTTGTATAAATACTAGTACTTGGTGCTTTGGTGGTGGTTGGAGCACTAGTAGTAGTTGGTGCTCTGGTGGTAGTTGTATACATAGTAGTACTTGGTGCTTTGGTGGTGGCAGTTGCCATAGTAGTCATTGGTCTATTGATAGTTGTTGCTCCTAAAACAGAATTTATTTCTTCAGGTAGTTCATTATCATTGCCATTTTTATTATAATATAAATAAGGTGAATACACATTTGATGTTCCTGAAAAATTTTTTTGATATATATTAGTTGAAGGACTTCTCATGTCTGAATCAAAATTTATTCCTTTTTCTGACATATAATTTTTATCAGAATAAAGTTTCATTAAATCAACACCACTATTTAAAAGAGAAATAATAGTTTCCGATGATATATTAGGTAATGATTGTGTAATATCATTTATAATAGGTTGTGTTGTATAAGGTATTGAACCTGTAGGCATAGAACCTGAATTATTCATATTATTATTCATATTATTATTCATATTATTATTCATATTAATAAAAAAATTATATTATTATATTATGTTTATATTATTATTTAATAATATATTATTTTAAAATTTATTTCTAATTAAATATAATTTATTTTAAATTTTATTTTCAAAATAAAATTATATTTATATTATTATTTAATATTATATTATTTTAAAATTTATTTTTAATCTAATGATTGATAGATGTTTTAACACTTGAAGATTTAAAATGGGACAACCTGTAAGTTTTTTAAAATATTTCAACTTAAATGTTATCCCATTTTAAATCTTCAAATGTGTAAATTATAAAACAGAAAATAAATGTATTAATTTAAAATTACCATCACCTATAACAGGTAAAAACTATACAATTAACTCAATCCTAACATATAAAATGGTAAACAACAGTTTAGGGTTTATTAATAGTGATAAGAATGGATGTTATAATGGGCTTATCCTCTAATAAATAAGCGTAGTTTGTTTTTTATAGTGTATTACTAATTAAATATAATGTAGTTTAAATTTTATTTTGAAAATAAAATTATGTTTATATTATTATTTAATAATATATTATTTCAAAATTTATTT